GCGCAGATATATTGCTCACATAAGTCCCAAGCAATACCTACTGTATCAATTGTGACCGTATTGTATTTTTCTTGGGCTTCAGGTTTCTCAAGCTGGCGTAATACCAGCTTGAGGTCTGCCCATTTCTTGATGTCAATAGCCATTGCGCCGGAAATTGCATTCCAGCCATGCTCAAATCCAAGAAGCAGATTCTTAGGAAATTGACAAGCAAGTGATGTTTTACCAACTTTTGGAAGAGAATAGATACAAATAAATTTTCCACGAAGGTTTTTTGAAATTACCGATGGTTCTAAATTCAGAATATCAATTCCCGCCATAGCTCACCTCCTAAAATCCGAGGTCGCTAAATCCATTGTTTGATTTCTGTGGCGGAGTTGACTTACGAAATCCACCTGTGCTCTTCTCTTTAAGCTGCTCAAGTCTTACCTTTCTTTCAGCAAGAGCATCATCCAGGTCAGCTTTAGAATACGCCAAATCTCCATCAAGAGGAGACTGTGAACCACCAGTGATAACAAGGTCGCTCTTATTTACAGTTCTAACCTGCTCTACAGGCTCACCAAAATCAACTTCCTGATAGGTGACTTCAGTTGTAGAACTAAAATCAAGTCTGCCATTAGCTTTTACCGTATCGCCCACTTCCCAATATGTGGAAATTGCACTAATAACACCTTCGCTCTCTGCATAGAGAGGAACGACATCAATCTTACCACCATACTGCGGCAGAAGAGCATCAATTCTATAGCGTCCAGTTGGCTCACCATTTCTATCAAACTCTTCATCTTTCTTTCCTACTGCAAACTGAACAGTAAAAGTAGCTTCTGGCTTACACTCATCCTTTCTAATTTTAGAAATAAATGAAGCATTTACACGTGGGAAGGATACAAGACGGCCGTCCTGTGCATAATACTCGTTCATTCTAATGTTAGCATTTGTGATTCTAATTCTATCTGCCTGCTCTTCATTACCAGCGGCCGCGATAGAGATATATTCATCCATTACTTTCTTAATGGATTCATAAGCTGGATTCGGTGTTCCTTTATTAGTAATTCTTGATGCGAACATATGAACCGGAATCATAAGTTCCTTTTCTTTTCCGCTAATCTTCTGAACTACCTTGACAATAATAGAGCCACCGATAGCATCCATATTTTTACCATTTTTCATAAAACTGGTTGGCTTAAGGTCAATTTCACTTAAAATACCTTCAATTTTACATCTGTTTTCTGCTTGTTTTAACATTATTTATTTACCTCTTTCTTTTTGTTGTAGTTGACCTCAATAATAGAATGGAGGGATAAACCCTCCTTTATTCTCTATTACTCCTCTGTTGGCGCCCAAGCCATTCCGTCTGCATTAAGAACGAAATAAGTTACCGGCTTATCAGCTCCCTCGATTTCAACCTTCTCTCTTGCGCCGAATCCCTTCTTTGCAAGGTCTGTAAGGTTAGCACCTACTGAACGCTCTGTTCTACCAAGAGCCTCTGCCAGCTCAGGAACGGAAACCTTTCCACCTGCATTCTTGATATAATCAAATACTTCATAACTCTTTTCTGTCAGCTTTGTTGCTTCAATCATTTTTTTAATCTCCTTTTTTAAAAAATATGTTTTGGTTGTTAGTGTTTTGAAAGTTTTCTCTCAAACTTTCTATTAATATTATACTAAATTTTTGAGTAAAACTCAAATTTTAAGTTTAGAAAATCAGCAAACCAATAACTTTTGCATTTGATAGCTTAATAGATTTCGTGCCTTGCGCGCCTTTAGATAGAAGATTAACTTCATTAAGATTAATTTTAATTTGTGCGTTTGAAGATACAATAACCGTTTCAGCTTCATTTACAATAGCACTGAATCCAACGAGGGAATCATCATCATTAAGTTTGTGAATTTTACTTCCTTTGGTTCCGCGACCAGTAATGCTGAAGTCCTTTATTGGGGTTCTTTTAATATAACCTTTTTCACTTATGGTTAAAAATTCTTTTGTATCGGTAGGAATTACTTGCGCGCAGACAAGAGAGTCGTCTTTGTTTAAAGTAATACCTTTCACTCCACGAGCCACACGTCCGATTGGACGAACATCTTTGGTTTCGCACATAACGAACTGCCCGCGCGCGGTCAACATTCCAATTCGTTCATTGTTGAGGAATAGAATGGAGACAATTTCATCATTAGAATCGAGATTAAGAGCCTTGACACCACCTCTGCGTTTTATGTTGTATTCAGATAGTTGTGATTTCTTTAAGATTCCATTTTTTGTCAGAAATATTATATAATTTTTCTGACGAGATTTGTTTAAGAATACTAAATTTTTGATTTGTTCGTTCGGTCCAAGGTCTACTAATGATTCAATTGGTAATACTGTTTCAAATTGTAAGGTTGAAGGACTGAGGTTATAGCAATTTCCCTTGTTGGAGAATAAGAGAACTGTATCGAGATTTGTTCCTGACGCAGTGGAAATTACATATTCACCCTTACTCATTTTGAACTTATTTCCTACACCACCGCGGCGCTGCGTGTAAAGTGTTGATACGGTTGACACGTATATATTATTTTGATTCGATAGGTTAATTAAAAGTTCCTTTTGCTCAGTAGGTTCTTCATCATCCTTTGATATATTTAAAATTTGAGTCCTGCGGTCATCGCCAAATTTGGATGCGACTTCACGCCACCCTTTGATGAGTTGAGCATTAAACTCATCCTCATTTCTAATAATATTATATATGAAATCTCGTTCTTTTTCAAGTTTTGACTTTTCAGATTTTAACTTTTCAACCTCAAGATGCGCGAGGCGGGAAAGTTTCATATCAAGGATTGCTTTTGTTTGAATTTCATCGAGACTGTATTCGCTCATAAGACGCTGGCGCGCCACCGACGTA